CGTTATCGGCTCGAAAACATATGAGCCGCTTCCACTGCCGTTGCCGCGAACGCCCTTGTCGAAAACATCCGAAACGTCGCCGTTTTCGGCTGTCAGCGTTATCGTCTTCCGTAATCCGGTGGCCGACAGTGATATATGACCGCCTTCCGGCACTGCCGCATCAACCGCGTAAGTGTTGCCGCCAATCTGGAAAGACGGGTTGACGCAAGGGCCGAAAATGACCGCAGCGAACTCAGCGGCCTTGCCGGTCGGATTATGCACCGGCAAGGCGATTTTCGACAGAGCCAAATCGGTCGGCAAGTCCAGTGGAAGGTCAATCTGCGAACCGGTGCCTGCCGTCATCGGAAAGAAATGCTGCACCGGCAGCGCGCGACGCCAGACGCCATCGCAAAGGACAATCGTGTAATCGACTTGCGCGTATTCCGGCCATGGCATGAGACCGAGCGAAGAACCGACGACATAAGCTTGTTGCGTCCATTCGCCATCGACCGTCAACGTGCCAGGCCGGACTGCCTGCACGTCAGCATCGAAGGCTGTCTGAGCGGCATCCAATATGGCTGGCGTTTTGGTGCGGACGGTCATTTTCGCCGTCGAAGCGTTTCTGCTCACCGATTTGATGCCGCGGGTGGCCAGCGTGTACGTCCATGCGTATCCGCGCATTTCCTGCAGGTCAGCCACCCACAGATTATCGGCGTTGAGGTCGATGACCGTGCCGTCACGCGACGTGTATTTAAGCTCGCGCATATTTGCGGATCAACCTCCCCAAGTCACGGTCGCTGACCGTCGAATCATCGGACGCGGCGCTGATGATCGCGCCAAGATCGTTGTGCAGGCTGGTTATCGCCGCCACTACGGAAGCGGTATCAACCTGTATGCTGACCTGATTGCCTGTCATCTGATTGGCCGCGGCAAACACTTCGCGTGGAATCTTCCGCTCGTTCAGCAAGCGCATGTTATCGACGCCGTAATAAGCCGTGGCCGCGGCATTGTGCGTGTACTCGCCCGCTGCGAGACGCGCGTTGAGCAGGTACACGCTGTCGCTCAAACCATTGCCAGGCGCCCATGCCGGATCCACGTAGCCGGAGAACATGCCACCTCCGGCGAACTGCTGGAAGGTGCCGTCGGTGAACATTCCACCGGTATAGCCACCCTCCTTCTTCGTTTTCTCCGTGACGGTGAAGCTCTTGTCCGCGATCTTGAAGTTGTTGATGGAGCGGAGCACCGGAGTAGCCTGGTCGTTGACCGAGGCGGTGCTCTTCTTGTCGTTCAGCTTCTTGCGGTTGACAGCGTCGACCTTCGGTCCGGCCTTGTCGGTCGAATCAAGCGTGTTGCGCTTGTTCGCCAGCTTACGCGAATTCGCGCGGGCGACTATCTGCGACGCGATATCGTTTGATGTCAGGGTGTTGCGCTTGTTGGTGAGTTTCTTCGCATTGGCCGCGTTGACCTTGGAAGTCGCATTGTCTTTTGCGTCGAGCTTGGCCGTGGCCTTCCTGCCGTTGAGCTTGCCGACGTTCGCGGAGGCCGTCTTGGCTTTCTTCGACGCCTTATCGGTCGCGTCGATGGTGGCGTTGACGTGCTTCCTGTTGAAGTCGTCCATCATCTTCCGCGCCTTCTTGGCGCTGGCCGTGGCCTTCTTGGCGTCGGCGTCGAGCTTGGCCTTCGCTATCTTCTTGCTGAATTTGTCAAGGTTGGTTTCCGCGCCCTTGGTTTTCTTCTTGGCTTTGGAATCGTCAACGTCGAGTTTCGGCTGGTTGCCTTCCGAGGTCTTCTTGATGTTGTCGATCGCGGCCTTGATGCTCTCGGAGCTCAGACCCCACCGGTCGGCGAGGTCGTTGGCTGCCTGCTCCCCCATTCCCGACGCTTCGGCCTGTTTGATGAGGGCTTCGCGGGCGTCGGCGAGCACGCCTTTCGCGCGGTCGATCTCGCCATTCGTAAAGTTGGTGTTCTCGCCTTGCTTGAGGATCTTCTCGGCGGCGTTCTGCGCGCTGCTGGCGATGTCCTCGAGGGCCTGCTTAGTCTTCGTGCCCTTCTCGGAAAACCTATCGAGCAGGTTGCCGTTCTGGTCGAAGACCACGCCATTGTCCTTGCAGGTGTCGGTCAGCTCTCCAATCTTCTGGTTGAGCTGGTCGACCGCCTCGTCGGCGGTGAGGTTGTTGGATTCGAGTCCGAAGAGCGATTTGACGAGTCCGTCGATTTCCTCGGCCGCGTCCTTGGCGCTGCTTCCGAGATCCTTGTTGGCGCTGGCGGTGTCCTTTGCGGCCTTCGACGCGTTGCCGTCGGCGTCCACGGCGTTCTTGGTCGCGGCAGCCTTCTGCTTGGCCTGCACCTGCGCTTCCTGGTATGCCTTGGATTCGTCCTTGATGCTGTCGCGCATCTTCTGGGCGACGGCCATCTGAGAATGGCCCTGCATGCCATATTCCCTCAGCGCGGCGTTGACCTTGTCGGTCGCGGCCTTGTTGCCCATGGCGGCGCTGGTCATGTCGGTCAGGCTGACCTTTGCCTCGCCCATCCAATGCGTCATGTCAGCGCCGGCGAAATTGAGTTTTTGGTAATCGCTGGCGATGGTGGAGCGTACGTCGCTGCCGGATTCGAGGGCGGACTGGAGCTGTTCGGTGGCTTCCTTGGCCTTTTGCTGACGCTCGATGAATGACGTGAGCGCCACTCCGGCGACGGTGAGGGCGATGCCCCACGGTCCGCCGAGCAGGCTCATGACGCTGCTGCCGGCCGCCTTGAATCCGGCGGTCTTCAGTTCGGCGCGGCTGGCGCTCGTGCCGAACGTTTCCAATTGCTCCTGCGCGCTCATGCCGGATGCGCGGAACATCTCGAAGGCGGTCTTGGCTGAGCTGAGCGCGGCTTTGACGCGTTGGATCGGATCGATGGCCAGACCGATGTTGTTGGCCATCGTGCTGGTGCTGCCGTTGAGATTGCCCGCGGCCTTATGCACCGCTCCGAACACACCGGCCAATGATGCCATGACCACGAGCGTCTGCTGCGCGCCTGACGGCAATCCCGCGAACGCGTCAACCAGCGTATCCAAGCCCTGAACCATCTTGCGCAAAGGCCCCTGAGCGCCCTCGCCGATGGAAATCATCAAGGACTCCATCGAACCGCCAAGATTCTCCAGATCACCCTTGAGATTGTTGTTCTTCGCAGCCGCCTGCTCGGCGGCGTAGCCGCTTTCGGACACGGCCTTCGTCCACTTGTTGACACCGGATTCGCCGGCCTCGTACAGGTAGTTCGCGGCCTTGATGGCATAGCTGCCGAAGATGGTCGCGTTCGCCTGGTTGCGCTGCTCGTCCGTCAGATCCTTTTCGGCCTTCTGCAATTGTCCAGCGAACTTAGCCATGCCGACGAAGTGGCCTTGCGCGTCATATGCGCTGATGCCTAATTCCTTCATCGTGTTGGACGCTTCGGTGGACGGCGCGGCCAGTTTCATCAGCATGCTGTTCAACTGGGTGCCGGCCTCGGCGCCGATGGTGCCGTTCTGCGCGAACAAAGCGAGCACGCCGGTGGTCTCCTGGATGTTCATGCCGAAGCTATTGGCCTGCGCGCCGCAATTATTCAACGCCTCGCCGAAATCGGAAACGTTGCCGACGGCCTTGCCGGCGCCGGCCGCGAGCGTGTCAGCCACCTGAGAAGCCTGTGAGCCTTTCAGGTGGAACATGGAAAGCGCATTCGCCATATACTCTGCTGCATCGCCGACGGCCATGCCGTCGGATGCGGCCAGATTCAAAGCGCCGGTCAATCCGCCGGTGAGGATGTCCGTGACGCTCATACCGGCCTTGCCGAGGTCGTTGATCGCGTCGGCGGAATCGCTGGCGCTGTACACGGTGCTCGCACCGGCTTCGATGGCGGCCGCGCGCAGCTGGTCCATTTGGGCGCTGGTCGCTCCGGTGTTGGCCTGCACGGTGCTCATCTGCTGGTCGAAGTCTGCGGCCATCTTCACGGCGGCCACGCCGAAAGCGGCCACGGCCAGTCCGGCGGCGGTCATACCACTGGCGATGAGCGCGGACTTGCGTCCAGTGTTCTCCATGCCGGACGCGACGCTTCGCGCGGTCGATCCAGCGCGGGTCATTGATGCCTCGTAGGATGCGGTGTCGGCCATCAGTCGGATGACGATGTTCTTGTTCTCGGCCAAAGCATCCTCCTAAATGTCAGCAGGTCAGATGCGCGGTCAACGCGTTCGCCGTGGGATTGTCCCTGCCATTGTTGTCAATCCACTGTTTCATGGCCTGCTGCATGTGCGCGGTGGCCCAGCAAACGCTGGTTTCGGCATGCAATGTAAGTTCGGCCTTCGGGTCTTGGCAGATCGAACGCGGCAAGCCACACAATGGGCACAACGAACGTTCGTATTCCGCCAACGAGCGCATCCAATTACGCTCCGTCTCATCCCATTCGACCTCATCGCCCCTGCTCGGCATCCAACCAAGGAAACGCTTGTAGCTGATGCCGAGCTGGCGGCAGATGCGTAGGTCCTCGACTAGTTGCGGAGAACCTGCGAGGCGAGGTCGAATGCCGCTTTTGGGTCCGCTGCGGTGCCGTTCAGTTCGGCGATGGCCTGCCAGAGCGGTGTGAACTGGCCATCGGTGAGTTCGTCGAACAGATTGCGCCACGACTGTTCGGTCTTGTCCTCGTCGGCCACCGGTTTGCCGCCGATGGTCGCGGAATCAAGCATGAGCGGCAATGCCGCGGCGGCGGTGCCGAACATGTCGTTCGTGCCGGACTCGTTGCGGTGCGCGGCCAATGCCTGCGCCCACTTGCTCACCGGCAGTGCTCGCAGCGTGAGCTTCAATGTTTCCGCATCGGCCTGTTCGCGGAGCTCTTCGATGCGCCGCGCGGTGGCCTTCGCCTGCCGGTTCGTACCGGCCTCCGTGACTCGCTCGCGCGTGGTCTCCTCGGCCAGCGTATCGCCCAATCGCGCAATGTCCTCGGCGGTCTGCTGGTTGAGGATAATATCGACCTCACGCGTGCGCCTGGTGACTTTAAGCATATGTGTTCCTTCGCTCTAATATTCATGTCCCTTTGCCGGAAAAGAGGAAAAATAGGATCCCGCACCGGCGAAAGGAACGAAAGTCCGATGCGGGAAGAATCAATCAGGCCACCTTCACGTTCTCCGCCCAGCCGGGAGCGCGAACGGAGAAATTGACCTTGCTGCGCAGCACGCTGTTCGCGGCGATCGCCACCTTGGCGCTCATGCCGATACGGACCGAGTAGACGTTCACCACGTCTCCGGCTGTGAAGGTGTTGTCGGTCGGCTTGCCGTAGCGGCGCACGAAGTAGCCTTCCGCACCCTCGGTCAACGTCTCCATCGCCATGTTCTGCGCGGAATGCGAAGTGTTGGTGTTGTCGATGACCTCGATGCTCGGGCCACTGATCTTCTTGCGTCCGGGATTCTCATAATCCTGCGCGCTGTTCTCGCGCTGGTCGGAGATGGAATCCTGCGACGGCGAGCACGACCAGCCGCCCAGGGTGACGTAGTTGCTCAGGTCGGTGCCGGCGCCGATCTCCGCAGCGGTCGGCTTCTGGATGTTTTTGATGGACGGCACCCAAATCGTGTTGACCAGACCGTCCGCCGGTGTGGAAGGAACTTCAGTTCCAAGAGTCAAAACCATGACTCCTCCTTATAAATATTGGGTCACATGCGTGACCAGTTGAATTTGAAAGTCAATAGGCGCACCTGATAGAGCAGGCTCGTGTCCTCTGCGGTGAGTCCGGCCGCATATGCGCCGGAATCGGAGAACAGGGTCAGACATCCGGTGTCGAAGCCCTGCGCGACGAACCGTTTGCCGGCCAAGGCTGGAATCATGAGGTCATCGGCCAGCACGTTGACGGAATCGGTGGTGGTGCTCACAATGCGCACCAGCAGAGTGCCGATGCCGCAATGCACGTGTTGCGTCTCCCCGACTATGTGGCCGTTCGTGGTGACGGTCTCGATAATCCACGGTGGCTTGTCGGTCGGTTTCGGCGCGGTCTGCCGGTACACCTTCCAACCTTCAGCCGGTTTCGGCACATGGTCGAGAATCGTGTTCGACAAGGTCATTATCGACTGCACTAGAATCCCTCCACTGCGGCATGAGCCACATATTCCGCGAGCTTCGGAAGCTCTTCCTCGCCATGCTCGTAGAACCGGTGCGTTCCACCACCTTTAGCGGTTCCGAAGAACGCGATGTTGGCGAGGCTGCCGGCGCCGCCCTTCGACGGGCCGATCTCGGCTGTGATGCGTCCCGGCGCTTCCTTCACCTCGTAGGTGATGGGGATGCGTCGAAATACCTTGTTGCCTGAGCCGGAGAGGTCTTCGCGAATGTCGTTTTTGACGTTCTGCGCACCTTTCTTCACGACCATGGTGATGGCCGCGCGGCGGGCGACTCCTTTGGAGAGCAGCTTGTCGGCGAAGGCGGTCAGCTCGGACGCGTCGAACAGGCTTGTGACGCTCATGCGTCCTCCTTCACGTTCCAGCGGCAGGCCGTCGCCCACGACTTCTCCGATTGGGGGGAAATCATGCGATAGCGACGGCCCACCAGTTCCGGATTCGCCGACTTCGTGACCGTGACAAGATCGCCGTTGCGCAGGCTGGTCCCGAACGGGAAGTGGATGTACAGCGACCAGACCAATGAGACGGCGCCCATCGCCTGAGCCGCGCTGCCTTCCACGTTCTCGGACGCAAGGCCGCCGGACGTCTGCACTTTGCATCGGCCTTCGTACACTTTCTCCGTGCCGGTGTCCGGCAGTCCCGTGTCCGGATCCGTCACAGATTCGCCTGGGCGCGTGACGATGCACCGGTCGGCCATCAGGCATTCCGCGTTGGCTCTGGCCTTTGCGAGAAAGGATGTGCTGATTCTCATCGGAACACTCCAATCGAACTGACGTTCGCACCGAAGCGGTTGCGCAGGCTGCGTCTGGTCGCTTCCGGCAATTCGGTCGCGTCGATCTGGGTGCCATCATGCGTATATCCGACCTGCGCGTCATCAAGCCTCTCGTAGGCGATGCCGGAGTGGGCGCCGGGGCCACCATCCGCGAGCTGATGCAATCCGGCGGCGACATACGAGCAGACCAGTCTGACGATGTCCTCCGGCACTGGATCCCAGCCACCTTGGAAGGTGACCGTCACGGTCGACGGGATGCCGCCAAAGGAGCTCCACGGCTCCGCCCGGTAAAGCGATGAGCCGAAGAGCCTCCAGTCTTCGATCAGCCGACCATCGACCAGTACTTTGGACACGGCTCGCACCGCCCTGCATGGCAGGTCAAGTTTCCTCGACTGTTCGCCGGGCAGGTCGACGGTCCATTCGCCCATGGTGATCGGACAGCCGGCGGCGTCGCGCACGGCGGCGGATACGGAGTCGAGCAGGCTGAGCGCGGTGGTGTTGTCCGGCACGTCGATGCCGTACTTCCGCAGGTCCTGCAGTGTGGCCAAGGCGATCATGTCAGCCTCCGATCAGACGGTCACTTGCCCTTCTTGCCGGTGTCGGACGTTTCGTCCACGACGGCCTGCGGGTCACCCTGCATAGACCGACCGGTGGAGGTGGAGAGGTTCAGTGTGATCTTGGTCAGGCACTCTGGACGGATGACCTTGGCGCCGTACAGGTCGAGGCCGCGCACCATGTCGGCGAAGTCGGTCTGCATGCGCATCGCCTCCACCTTGCTGACCTGCTGCGCGAAGGTCACGGCCGCGTTCGTGCCGGCGAGAATGGACTGGGTGTCCGGGCTGGAGGACTTGCGCGGCACATTGTTGGACTTCACTACGGTGAAGCCGCGCACCTGTCCGACCACGCCGTTGAGCAGAGTATTATGGCCCGCTTCGGTGCCTTCGATGAAGCGGGAGTCCTGCAGCAGCAAGGCGTAGAAGTCTGGGCTAACGACAAGCCAGCGGCCCTCGTCGGGCACGTTCTGCACGTCGAGCTTGCGTCCGGCTTCCACGACGGCTAGATACGCGTCTGCAGGGGTGCCGACGGCCACGGTCTTCGCCGGGGTCTCGACGGCCGCGTCCATGAGATTGGAGATGTAGTTCTCCACGTTCTTCATCATGTTGTAGGCGGCGGAATTGGTGAACTTTCCAGTCAGATCGGCCTTGGCCTGAGCCTTGTCGAGGTCATTGACCTTGAAAGCGAAATAGTCGGACTTGTCGATCTTGAGCACGGCGGCTTCCTTATCCGTGACATCATCGACGGTAATCGGTTGGCCGCGCACGTACTCGCGCACTGTCACGTCGTTGTATCCGGTGATGTGCACGGTGTCACCGGCCTCACGGATGTCGCCCTCGTAATCGCGGTTGCACAGGCTCGGGAAGACGAGCTTCGCGCGCAGGGCTTCGAGGATGGCGGCGGACCATACCTCGGGGATGAAATTGGTGATTGCCATTGCTGGTGGCCTCCTTACTTGCTGCGGCCTGCGAGCAGGTCATCCAGACGGCCCTTGCGGCGCGCCTCCTCGATCTGCTTCGGGGTCATGTTCTTCAGATCGTCCCTGGTAAGCTGTCCCGCCTGATGATCGCCATCACGGGCGCCTGACGGTGGGATGATTCCCGCCAGGCCAGCCTTGTTCCCGCCTTGCGCGAGATACGGGTGTGCCGTGACCAGATCGTCGATTTTCTTGGAAATCGCCTTCTGGTCGTATCCTCCCTGATCGTCCGCGGTCAGGTCGGAGAAATCGATAAGCTTCAATGCGTCTCCCGGATTGATGAGCTTGCCGGTGGCCGCGGCGGTGACATTCGCCTGGAGCACCTGCTTCTGCAGTCCGGCTATCGTGGCCTGCGCGGATTCGAATTCCTTGCCGCGCTTCTCCCAGTCAGCGACCTGCTTCTCCAGGTCGTCCACGCGGTCGGCCTTCTCGTAGGCGGTCTTGAGCTTCGCCTCGAGGTCGTTGTTGACCTTTTTCTGGCCTAGGAACTTGTCGTGCCAGTCGACGGGTGGCTCCTGCGCGCCCGGATCGTTGGTGTTCGGATCCTGCTGTTGTCCATCGGACATAGTGTTTCCTTTCATTCGGTGTATTTTTCGCCGTTGCTGGAAAGCCAGCGGCGATACGAGTTCTCGGCCTTCGCCAGCACGTCAGGCGTGACCGGTTTGCCGGGCTGGTAGGGATTGTGGCCGTCCAATGCGGCCTCGTAGCGGAGCCGCGCATTGAGCAGACGCTTCTGCGCCTCGGTCAGGTCCTCATGCCGTCCCTGACGGTATCCGTTGTCGTGCAGCCATTGGCTGCGGCGAAGCTCCGGCACCCGCTCTCGCCACTTGTCGGGCAGGATGTAGCCCTCGCGCTTCAGAAGTTCGATGGTCTGCTCGCGAGGGAGGTTGAAGCTGTAGATGCCTTCCGGCGTGAGCCTGCGTCGCTGGCGTTGTCCGTATTCGTATTTGCGAATCATGCGGCTCCACCCGTAGCGGCTGGTGCCTTCGGACGTGGCCATGCCGATGTTGCCGCGTCCGACCGGCCGCATGCCTCGATGCGCGTTGACGACCTGGTAGATGTCGGCGCCGTCTCTGATTGCCTGCGCGTCGGCATGCCCGAAGACCTTGTCCTGCTCCTCTTCGCTCATGTTGTTGAAGCGGTCCATCGGCGATGTGATCCAGCCTTGTTTCTCGGCCTTTTCCTTGCCTTTGCAGGGTATGGTGCGGCCGTGGCATTTCGGATGACGAAGGAAGTCGTTGTTGTGCCGGAAGTATTTTCCGGCGAGGATGGCGCATCTTGGGCAGCAGTCGGGTGATTCGACTCGCACATAGCCGACGCCGGCACGTTGCGTGATGCTGACGCCCATCGCGCTGATTGACGTGTCCTCGAGGGCCTGCATGGCCATCTGGCGAAGCGTCGCACGACCTGCCGTCATGGCATCGGATTCGCCCATGCCTGACTTGATGGCCGACAAAGTGCGCGTCACCGGGATATCGAAATATGATTCGAGGTCGATGCCGCTCGGCGCGAAACCCGTCCCGAAGGCGAGGGGATTCGCAATACCGTCAGGGCGCACGTAGTCGCCCTGTTCGGCGAGCATCAACGTGGACGAGTCCATCGCGTCGCTCGCGGCGCGGGTCTGCAGTGTGGCGAAGAGCGTAAGGAAATCGGCGTTTGTCCGATTCCAGCTGTCACGCACCCGCCTCGGATCCACGCCCTTCCACGTTTTGTCCGCCGCCCTCACGGCCAGCAGGCACAGTCTGGCCAGAGTGTGCCGACTGTCCGACAGGCTCTCCAGCGTCACCGTCATCAGATGCACCTCCGACCTGCAGGCTGCGGGCTATCTCCGCCATCTCCGGATCGTGATTCTCGTCGTCCACCATGCGCATGATGCGCTTGATGTCCTCCGGACTCTGACCCATCTGCTCGGCGATCCACTGCAACGGGTATCCGAGCTTCTCGTATTTGAGCATCGCGTCGGCCATGAGGGCCTCGGACCGGTATTGCGGTGTGGCGAACACGACCTTTGAATCCTCGAGGATGCGGGCTGATTCCTCATCGTCCTCGAGCATCATGGCCATCACGCACAATTCGCGCACCGGCTGACGCATGAAGCTGATGCGCTCCAATGTCTTCGACACGAGGCCGGCTTCGGCGACCTCGTAGCCGGTGGCCGGCACCTCCGCATTCGTCAGCAGGTAGTGGCCGGGCGTGCGTGTCTCGGCCGCGATGTGCTCGACGGCCTTCTGGATGATCGGCAGGAAAGCCTGCAGGTTGCTGGCTGTCCATTCGCCGATCGACACGTTGTCGCCGGTGATCTGCATGATGCGCTCCATGACCTGCTTGTCGAGGTTCACGGGGCGTTCACCGACCTGCTCTCCGGTCGCCTTGTCGAAGACCGGCTCGGACAGGGAGTCGCCGCCGAGTATCACCCTCGCAGGCATGGACGCGAAGTCCAGGGCGTTGAGCGTGTAGGCCCAGCAGACGTTGACGGCGTCCTGCATCGATTCGACCTGCTCCACATCACTGATCGGCAGGTCATCCAGGAGCATCTGATTGCGGAATTCGACCAGCGGAACTCGGCCGAGAGGATTCTCGCGCGCCGAATCCGGCACGAACCGCCAGCCCTCCACGCCGGGCGGCAGACGGTTACGCTCGTCGTCCCCGCCTGCACGCACGCGCACCACGTCGAAGACCATGTCCGGCAGCAGCAGCGTGCCGAACTCGTGCTCCTCGTCGTATCGGACCAGCAGCCCGGCATCGACCTCGCCGGTGAGCGGATCATAGTGCACTGCCGCGCTGTCCGGATGCTCGAAGCTGATGCGCGCCCTGCCGTCCGGCATCGACGTGACCAGGCCGAAAGCACGTCCGGTCGTGGTCATCATCAGCGCGCTCTCCTGCAGCTTGCGGTCGCAGTCGTTGCGCTCCCACACGCGCATCACGTGCGAATCCAATTCGCGGTCGTCATATGGGATGAAGCCCTTGAAGTGGATGCGTTCGACCGGCGCCTGCGCCACAGGCAGACACCAGTTGTCGGCGAAACCTGAGAACCGGTCCGCCATGTAGCGTTTGAATTCGTCGGACGCGAATTTCAGTGTGCCGCGCTTGCCACGCACGTAATCCGTATGCTTCCTGATGTCCGGCCGACGGTTCTCGATCTTCAAGGCGAGAAGATTCGCCATGCGATTCACGTCATCGGCGGTACGAATCATTTAGAACCCCCTCGTAGTAGAACCAGTCAGCAGGTACGCCTTGCGTTTCCTGCCCCAACCGGCGGCACGTGCATCACATGCCGCCTCATGCGCCAGCACGCACGTCACCGCCGCATCGATTTTCCGCGTCTGCTTCGGCTTGCCCAGCCCGTAGCGTTCACCGGATTTGGCGAAGCGTCTTGCGTTGCGCATGTGCGTGATGGTGATCGGACACCCGTCCTGGGTGATGGCGTAGTGTTCGAGGTCGGATTCGAAGCGTTTCAACGCCTCCCATACGGCGGTGATACGGCTCGAACCGCTCATCGACCAGGGGATGAATTTCTTCGGCCCGTATTGGGAGTCCCATGCCTCGATCTGCGATTCCCACGACACCTCGTCGCGGAATCCTGGGTCGCAGTAGGCGCGAATTATCTTGTACCGGTCGTTGAGCTCGTCCATGGCGGCGTTGACCTCGCCGCGCGGGATGCGCCCGCCCCACGTCTTCGGATTCCAGATCGTCGGACGACGATCCGCGCCATAGCGCGGAGTGAAGATGAAGCCCTCACGGGTTTCCGCCTTGATGCATGTCCAGTCGTCGTTCTCGGAGCCGTCGAAGCCGAGGCACACCTCTGTGCCTTTCGGCGGGTTCTCAAGCCAAAGCTCATGCTCGGACATGCTAGTATCCCATGTTCCTCAAGACCGATTTCGACAAACTCTTCTGCGAGCGCTGGTAGTTCTGGTTTGTGATCTCCCTTGTCGTCGCTTCGCCGAAGGAATTGACGAATGCGCGGCTTGTGCCGCTTGATTTTGGTTGGCGTCGGATCTGTTCGTCGGAGATTCTGTCGCGCTGTGCTCTGGCGGTGTGGAATGCCTTGGAAGCCGCTTGGTATTTGTCGTAGTTCGCCTTGGTTGCCTCCGGGAACACGCTTTCCGGCATGCGCTGGTTGTATTGCGTGGCTCCGTGCGCGGTTCTCTGCATGATTTCCGATGCGGCGTCCATGCGGCTTCCCGCATCGCGCATCATCTTGGTGAGATCCGAGTCGCTTACGGATGAGAGGTCGGTGGCAGAGCCTCCCCCTCCGCCGCCATGTCCGCCACGGCCTGCGCCCGAGCTTGATCCTCTTCCGCCCATTTTTTCATCCTTTCCACATTGCTGTTTTCGTATGCGACGACTTCGGCGCCACCGAAGTCGAAAAACGGAATGGCATCTCCGTAGAGGAGAATCTTTTCCGGTTCAAGCCTGTCGATCGCGTACCGCATGCCGAGCCGCCAATAGAGCTCTGCCGTCGGATTGTCATTCGCTCCGACAGTGCTTACCGCGACGGTGGAGTTGTTTGGAATGCCTGAAAAGCAGTAAGAGAACGATTCTGGGCCAGCCCATTGAAGCGTTGGGATGACTTTCAGCCCGCAGGACTGCCAGTATGCTCCGATCAGACGGCTTCGGAAGACGTTATAGATCTTCATCGCTTCCGGCATGTCCATGTATGTGCTGAAATCAGGCGTCAGCACACACTGGAAGCGTTTGAGCGGTGCGATGTATCTGTCCGGCTGGTTCCAGACTCTCTGGAACTGGTAGTCATCGATGAAGAAATGGATTCCGCAATGCTTGACTGTCTTTTTGCCGGTCGCGTAATTGAAGCCCATCAACGTGTCAGGGGTGGTGACGTCCTGTTTTGCAAGCATTGGCATGTCGTATCTGCCAACCGTCCGCACCTTTTGCAGCAGCGGAAGATTGTATTGCCTCATCGTCCGCATCCTTGATTTGTTGAGTGGTCTATTGTCCCGCATAGCAGCTCTCCCATAGTCCGTCCTCGAGCCATGCGCCGCCTCCCTGCACCATTCGGTTGCCGAAAAAGCGCTCGGCCTGTGCCGGGTCCTTCTCCATGAGCGCCTCGGCCTCCGCCTCGACGGAATCCAAGGGCACCCACGGGCTGCCGGCGTACACCCATTCGAGGATCTTGCGGCGTTCGCGCCGGTTGTTGAAGCTGTATGGCGTACCGTCCTTGTGGCGCAAATCGGGATTCAGGTCGGGGTTGCGGTAGAAGATCCACACATCCGATGCCGATGTCTCGAATTGCTGTTGGGCGTACGAGTTCTCGCCGGGGTCGTAGGCGTTGGTCCAGAAGTGCGTCCTGCCGCCCATGCCGGCGGCGCCACGGCGTTGGGTGTCGGCCACGTCGAGCATGCCGTTCGACTTGGTGTACAAGCCGGCCTCGTCCTGTTCGGCGTCCGAGATCGGATTGCCCAGACGGCTGGTGGCCGATGCGGTCACCACGTCGATGCGGTCAAGGTCCAGATCGTCATCATCCAAGTTGATTCCGGGGCGCAGGATGCGGATGAAGCCCTCGCGCACCTTGAGCAGCTGCTTCAACGGACCAAGCCTGATCATGGCGACCAATGGACGGTAGGCGTTGCGCACCTGGTCCTCGGAGTTCGCGGTCAGCTGGATGAGTGGCGAAGGGTGGCGCATGCCCTTCGGTTCGCCCGGATTGTAGTGGTAGACCCATCCGCAGGGGCAGCCGTTGTCGGAGCATCGGTACACGTCGCCGGGCTTCGCCCAACCGGCGAACACGACGGGCCCGCAGGCCTCGAGTATCGCGCATGAGGCCTCGGTCGGCCCCTTGCCGGTCTTCTGCGGGCCAATGCAGCCGGTCAGACGATATTGGAAGGCCTGGTTGAGGACGAGCGGATTGTCCACCGTGACCTCTTCGGGCGGGATGAATTCCGCGTCCTCGCGCACCCTCCAGCGGTGCGCGGCGTACCAGAACTGCCAATCGGACCAGCAGAATGGCTTGCCGCGGAGGATGCCGTCGGGCTGGCGCACATGCCGCCGAACCCACGCATCCTGCAGGTCTGCGAGCGTCGGGAAGTCGATGATCCAATCGTCGGCCATGTCACGCCCTCAGGCGTCGTGGGAACTGGACGATCTTGGTGTCCATGCCGCTCTCGGACGCCTCCGCGTCCGTGGCGGGCACCTCGTGGGCGGCCATGTCGACGTTGTCCTCGGAGATCTTCCAGCCGAGCGCCTGCAATCCGGCCTCCGACAGGCCGATGCGGTCCTCGAGCCGGATCTTCACGGCCACGTCGGCCGCCTTCGCCGACGGGCTCTCGCACACCACGCATTCGCGGACATACGAGGCAATCTGGTAGTGCAGGTACTTCAGCTGCGGCTGTTTCCATGCGCGCGCCTGCGGCAGACGCCACAATTGCTTCCACAGTTCGGCCTCCCGATTGTTCCAGGACTCCGAACCGGCCCTGTCCTCGACCCATTCCTGCGACTCCTTGTCGAAATCACGGAGCACATAAGGCGGCAGCGGGAACTTCGGCGGCCTGCCTTTGTATTCGGTGTTCGGCAGGCTGCGCAGGGTGTATCCCCTGCGTTCGCTCGCACCGCTCGACGGATCGGGCATCGGACCGGATCTGACGCGTTTTCCTCCTCTTGGCATGTCTCCTCCATCGTCGGACGGCCTCGCGCCGTTCCTTCGCTGCGGGCGGCCGGGCCTTTCGCCCGACCCCCTCTGAAACTTTTGAACCCTCCGCACCTCGGAGACAGCTCTCCGGCGGTTCCGGCCGCCAATCCGTTAGGGGGTACCCCCGTGGGTGTTTCGCCGGTTTGTTTTCGTTGATTTTCCAACGTTTTCCAATACCGCGCGTTCGTCTTCGCGGCGGGCCGCGAACCGAATTGAAAAAGACTTGATCGCTTTTCGTTTTCCGCTTCGCCTCACGCTTGCGGCGCGCGCCGGACGTCGTCGGCTTGGCTCGACGTACCGCATGCGCGCAGCAGATGAGATGAATCAGCGAAGGCTTCGACCGTTGAAGCCTGAAGGTTTCGTCCTTGCCGTCTTGCTGTCGTGGCAACGCTTGCACAGGCCGCGCATGCGCGCCGGATCGTTGGGGTCCAGTCCGGCTTCGACGAGTTCGACGCGTTCGAGCGGCCAATGGTCGGCGATGGTGCTGGGGGCGCCGCACAGGCCATGGTGCCTGCCGCATCCGTCGGGTCCGTCACCAGGGCAGACGCATCGCGGGTCCCTCGCCAGCACACGGGCTCGTGCGAGACGATGCGCCTTCGAGGTGTATGGATTGCGGCCGCGCGAGCGGCGCTTGTCCTTGGCTTTCCTGCACTCGTCGCACAGGGAGCCGGAGGAGACCAGATGCGGGCAGCCGGAGGTGGAGCATACCTTGTACATCGAATCCCCCATTGGTGGAGAAGGTCCGGCATGTCGGGGTACCCGCACCTCGAAAGCTCCCCCGCAAACCACTGCCAGATTCGCCATTCTCAAGCACATCAGGTGAACCACCCCATGGATGTGGCGCTGACGAGCCCTGGTGGCCGGTTCTACTAGTGGACCATGCCGGACACGGATAATCATAAGCGCTTCGGGCTGGAGTCGAACCAGCGACCCGCGGGCCGGCACATATCGTTGACGGGCAATTGAGAATTGGAAACCATGACCGGTTAGAGGTCCGCTCATTGGAATCCGTGCCGTCCCGCAGCTCTACCGCTGAGCCTACCGAAGCACGAAGGCCACCCGGCAAACGCCGGATGGCCTCCAATCACGAAAGGGCACGAACAAGGCAACCTGTGGCCACCCACAATTCGCGCTCACCATACACATTAAACGGCGAGCGGACATCGAACAAATGTTCGGCGTGTCGCATCAGCCGACATGCGACGCCGCATCAAGCAACTCACCCGCCACCACACGCCACCTGCCCGAGCCAAGGCGCTCGCAGCCATGCAGCCTGCCCGACCGCAACAGCCACTCGACCTGCTTGCGCGACACGCGCCGTCCGATGACATTGGAAAGCCACGACGCCAACTCGGCCGGACTGCCGTCCACGGTGCGCGAACGCGCGTCCCGCTCATGCTCCGTGACCAACGCCTCCAAATCCAGGCGAACGCCACAGGACGGACAGTCACCGGCCCTCATGCCGAACGGGGCCGCTATCCGCTGGCCGCACTCCGTGCAGGAGACCACCGTCACACGAGGATCGCGCTCGCGCATCATGCCGTCGAAATCGATGAGCGTGGCGTGCAGGTCGAGCATGAGGTCCGGCGTCCTGCCGCTGGCCGCCAGGCTGTTGCGGTTGGAGATGGCCTTGCGCCATGCCTTGCGCCATGATTCCGGCCTGAGCAGGCTGTAGCGGATGTCGACGGTGGAGGCGATGTCGAGCATGAGGCGCGAGGCGCGCTCCCACTGCTCCTGCCAGTGGGTGCTGATGGGCAGTGGCGCGACTCCGCGCGATGGCGCGTGCGAGCGTCCACCGATGCGGGCGGTGCGGTCGGCCAGCGCGCGGAGTGCCGGAATCACGTGGGCCAGCGAGCCGATGTCCTCGATATACCGGCGCAGGCAGGATTGGCAGATGGCCCATCCGGCCGTGGTTGGATTGCCGCAGTTCGGGCATGGCGTCTCAGTGTCCCTCATGACTTCCTTCGGTTCGAACGGATGTTCTGCTTAGATTCTACCGTCGGCGAGCGCCGTTTTCGGTGGGATGGTTGTTGATGACGGCGGTTATCTCGTCGGTGGTGCATTGCGGCATGATCCGGCGGATTTCAGCCACCGTGTATCCGCGCTCATGCCATCGGATGATGTCGTGTTCGGTGGATTTCCTCATTTCCGCCCTCGTCTCCTTTCACGGTGTTCGATGATGGCGAGCGCCAGGTAGATGGAGAGGAGCGCTGGGATCATGAGTATCTGCCTGATGGTCTGGATGATTCGTCTCATGATTCCTCCTTCGTCCGTCCGTTTTCGATTTCGGCGATTTTGCGTATGAGGATGGTCAGGGCATGCTGTCTGCATCCTCCTGCCATGACGGCCCATACGTCTCTCAGGTCGGCCCAGTCCGCTTCGGCGAGTGTGGATAGCAGGGCGACGACTTCGTCCCTGTGGCCTTCGTCGGTGAGCGGGACGCCGTGCATGATGGCGTCCTTGGCGTACCATACGGCCTTGTCCAGGTCTTCGATGCCGTTCTTGCCTTTCCATCTGAAGCAGTATTTGACCACGTTGCCCCATTCGAAGCTGAGCAGGCGCGTCAGCTCGATGCATTCGAACGGGCCGTTGCGGTAGTGGTCCGGATTGATGCTGTCACTCATCGGCGTCCTCCTTGAATGGATTGTCGGCGGTGTGTGGAGGGAAGTCGCATTGCTGATCGGTCCATCCGGCGGAGTATCCAGCCTCCCATGCCTGCGCGAGCTGCCGGCGGCGCTCGCCGGATTCGATGAGGTCGTACATGTCGCTCATGCGTCCTCCTCCGCGCCGGCCGGCCCTTCCTGGAGCCCGAGCCTCCTCTTGCAACGCGAGATGGCCGCGTAGAACGCGTCCATGCGTCCGAGACAGAACTGCAAGTCGCACATATCACTCCGATGCTGGATCAGATCGATGTACTCCTCGGTGGCCTCGCCCTCGAGCTCGGAAATCAGTCCACTCATCTCCGCCATGTCCCGTCGTTCGGCGCTCGCCGGCGGCTCCTTCGGTTCGAACGGATGTTCGGCGGCGATGGCGTCTCGTACCGCTATGGCGGTCTCGTCATCCTCGAAGACGAGGTCCACGCATCCGGTTTTGGCGCTCACGGTCGGCGTGTGCGAGCAGTTGGTGTCGATGATGCTGAGCATGTGGTTTCGCTTCGTGTATTGCGCTTTTATCACGATTCCTCCTTTTCGAGCGCCTCCGCCATGGCCGAGCACATGCCGGCCACCGCGAACTTCGCGGCCATGATGGTGATGCCCTCGCGCAGCAGTCCCTGGCGGAGCAGGTATCTGAGCGCGGCGGCCACCTCCACGTCCGACGGCTGGCGCAGGCTCCCGGCCGTGTAGCCGTCCGCGTACGCCTGGATGACCGCCTCGGCGATCGGCGAGCGCAACGACGGCGCCCTGCCGCGCAGGGTCTCCTTCTCGCGCCTGACTTCCTCTTCCAATCCGTTCATCGGCGATTCCCCTTTCTTGCTTGTTTGATGATGGTGCGTCTTCCGGTGACGAGATCAGCGATTTCGACCTTGCCCGCATGTTCGGCGAGCGCCTTGGCTTTGGCGAGCGCCTCGTCCATCTCGGTGAGGATGTCCACCAGCTCGCCGTCAACGATCAGATAGATCATCGGAGCACCTCCCCGCAGTCGGATGCTCCGACACCCAGCGCTCATACCGCCAATACGTCGCGAGCGGCACCGTCCTGACCGGCCTGAATCCAAGCCTCCACATGCAGTCGGCGCACACTTCGGACGCCACCCTGGACTGGTCCGCGTAGCACAGGCACACGCGGTACACGGGACCCGAACACCACCGGCCGCACAAATCGCAGGTGTGCATGTCCTGCGTGACCAACTCGTCACGCCGGGGCAGGAAAGGATTCCCCGCATCCCGCTCCTCCACGGCATCAGCGAGCGCCTCTTTGATCTTGTCCCTGGCGAAGGCATAGGCGTTGGATCTGGTCGTCGCGCATTCCTCGAGGGGCCTATTGCCTTGACAACTTCCGGCGCGTGCGGCCTTGAGTTCCTGGGTGATGAGTTTGTTGAGCGTGTTGATGGCGATGTCTGCGTCACTGTCTCTCATTGTTTTCCTTCCTTTTCCTGCGGTATTCGCGTTTTCATTCGGCTTCGTGGGCGAGTCTGATTTCGAGTGGCTGTTTGCCGTATCGCTTCTCGGTCTTCGTCCGCATGGCCGTGATGTCGTCCGCGAAATACCCGATGATCCATTCGGCGGATGGAGCGCTCATTCCGTGTCCTCGCTTTGATGGCCCTGCAGCGCGTTGCGCTTGCGCTGCCGTTCGGTCTTGCGGTCGATCCATGCGTGGACGTCGGCGTCGTCGACGTCGTACATGCGGGACAACTGGTAGAGGCAGACCGTCACGTCGGCCATCTCCTCGGCGAGGTTGTCCTCGATGTCGAGCTCGCCGCGCAGGCGTTTGCTGATCGCTTTGATGAGTTCGGAGCATTCCTCCATGCAGACGACGCTCTGTATTGCGACTCCGTTGAGCTCGATCGTCTTGTCCCAGACTTCGTGGTTGGTCATTTCCTTGTCCTTTCGTGGTTGGCGTCAGTCATCGCCGGCGATGATGAGGTTGTGGCATCCGTCGACGACGAATTCCCTGCATTCGGTCTTCCGCATGCGCGCCCTGCCGACCGCCCGCCATCCGTTGATGGCGAACAGCACGGTCAGCAGCAGGAACAGCAGGGACAGCAGCCAATGGCCGCCGGCGAGCGCCATTCCCGTGGCGGCGCCTTCCAGGCCGATGGAGATGGCTGTGAGGGTGTATGGTTTTGGGTCCATGTCGGCGTCTTCGGTGATGGTCATGATGATTCCTTTGTGTTCCGTGTCGTGGTCGGTCATCGGATGCTCCTTTCGGCTTGGCGCATGATGTGCATGGTGTCGGCGGCGGAGCGTTGGATGAATTTTTCGACCATCTGCGGGGTGGCGTTGCGTGGCAGTGGGTTGATGCAGGGGCCGTCGTCCAGGCGTTGCATGAGGCGGATGACCTTGCGGCGGCGTTTGGGTGTGAGGGTGACGTGTCTTTCGACGGCTCTGACGATCACCAGCCGGTCGCACCGGTAGCAGCCGTCGAAGTCCTCGTCGGAGGCTTCGAGTTCTCCGACTGGGCGCACCTGGTACACGTCGCCCTTGCCGTACATTGACGCGTAGAGGGCGGCGTAGTCGCGGTATCTGGTGCAGTACACCTGTTCGGGGTGTCCGGTGCCTTCGATGGCGTCCGCGCCTTTTTCGCGTCTGGCGCGGCAGATCGGGCAATCGTCGTAGTTGTCGCGGCTGTGGCCTGGTTCGATGCTGTCGCCGGGTTGGAGGTCGGGGGCTCCTCCGTGGTAGAGCACGCTCATTGTGTTTCCTTTCGTGGTTGGTGTCATTTCCGTGGTCCCGCAGGGCCGTCGTGGTCTCCGCCGAGCCATGCGATGAAGACCGCGGTGAGCAGGATGAATGCGGCTAGTCCGTCCATCGTCCGCGAGCGCCTTTCCGTTTCATTTGCCGCTGTCCTTGAGTTGGATGGTTTCGAGGTAGTGGCGGTAGTCGTGGATGTCTCTGGTGATGCAGTCCTCGACGCGGTGGCGTCCTTCGTGGTGGCTGGTGTATGGGTCGGGGCCTCCGAGGATGGCGACGAGGCGTCTGATGGTGGTCAGGTCGAGTTTTCGGCGGCTGAGCGGGCTGGTGTCGATGGCGAGGAGTCCGAGGAATCCGAGGTCGAAGTCGACGTTGGTGCCGGTTGGTACGAGCTGGAACCGTTGTTCGAGTGATTCGAGGTATTCCTCCGCGGCGTTGCCTACGGCGGCTGGGCCGTTCTGGCGCGTGCTGGCGGCGCGGACTTCGGCGATGAGGCCGTTGGCTGTGTGGTGCTCCCATGCCCAGGGTGTGATGCGGCTGATGTCGAGGATGTCGGGTTTGACGATCGCGTGGAAGGCGCCGTAGTCCTGGGTGGCGGTGCTGTCGGTGCAGGCCATGCCGATTTCGAGGATCTGCGCTGTGGTGCGGTCGGGGCCGGTGGTCTCCACGTCGATCCATAGGAGCGCTTCCGGCTTGGTGCTGGTGGTGGTCATGCTAGTCGTCCTCTCCGTCGAGCGGGATGGTGAGGATGTGGTCCATGAGGCTTTTCCTCTTGGCCTTCTCGGCGAGGAGACGGTCGGATTGTTCGAGGTTCTCGCATGCGTTGCGCATGCTGTGCGCCCTGTCGGTGACCTTGCGGTTGAGGTGCAGGATGAGGCTGGCGGCCTCGTCGACGATGATGTCGTCGCTGCCGATGAGCGATGCCGCGTACGCGTCGAGGCGTCCGGCGGCCTGCTGCAGGCCGGTGACCAGCCTGTCGAGCTGGGCGGCCGCGTCGAGGCGTCCGAGGCTCCTGTCGAGGTCGGACGCGGCCTGTCCGGATTCGGTGGTCTTGTTCTGTTCTTCCATGGTGTTTTCCTTTCGGTGTTCAGGATTTCCGTTCGAGCGTGAGGATCGATTCGAATGGCGGCAGGAGGATGTTGTCCCTGTCGGGCGCGGTCAGCAGGATGACCGGGAAGCCGATGGCCTCGTCGACCAGGTATGGCATCGGCAGGCCGTTGCGCGTCGGCATGGGCGCGAAACGTCCGTCGACCACTCCGGTCGGCGTGTATGCGACGTACCGCATGCCGTCGAGCTGGGATTCGTCCATGCGCCGCCAGTCGACGTGGGCGAACACGTGTCCGCGGGCCCTCATGCCGCGCCTCCGTCCAGGGCCACGACTCCCGCGTCGGCGAGCGCCTGCATGGCCTTGGCGTGGTCGAGTCCGTCGTTGAGCCGGGCGGCGAGCATGCATGCGGCGTCGTCCGGCGTGGCGGTGGCGGCGGTGCGGTCGAGGAGGCCGAGGACGTGCTCGCATGTCCAGGTGTGCGTGTGCGGCTTCCGGGTGTCGGCCGGAGTGCCGGAATGGCTGGGGCGTCCTTCGGCGAGCTGGCGGGATTCGCTGCGGATCCACTCGAAGAAGGCGTTGTCGAGGCCGTCGAGGGTGGCCTTGTAGCCGTAGTGCTTCAGGCCTTTGGCGTGGAGCTTGAGGCGGAAGGTGGTGGCGAGTTCGTCGAGGTCGACGCGTGGCCGGCCTTTGCCGGCGAGTTCGTCCGCGACTCCCTGGTGGGCTTCGGTGGGCGTCCACATGTCGATGAGCTCGCGTTCCCTGCGTTCGGTCTCGGTCTCGTTCGCGGGCGCGTACTCTCTCACGACGTTAGGAGTGAGAGAGTTTTGGTTTTGGTTTTGGTTTTGGTTAAAGGTCACGCGTGAGTCACGTGTGACGTCCTCGTCTGTCACCTGCGACTGGTCTTGTCCGGTGGTCTCGGTGGCCTTGCGGCGGCTTCGGGCCTTGCGCTGGCGGGCGTCCTCCTTGGATTTCTCCACGGTGGCCTTGCTGTTCTGCAGGTCGAGATAACCGTGGATGGTCCAGCCGTCATCGTCCTGGTCGAGCAGACCGAGGTCGACGAGCCTGTCGATGGACTCCTCGTCGAAGCCGAGGTTGAAAAGCATGTCGTCCTCGGTGAGTCGTCCGTCGGTGAGCTTGTCGCTGCAGAAGCTGATGGCCATGATCCAGTCGGCGAGCGCCTGTGGGTCCTTTCTGGCGATCTTGCGGATCTTGGTGTTGCGCCAGAGGCCGTTGGACAGGCGTGCGTAGCCTTCGTTGTTTGCCATGTCGTGTCCTTTCGTGCCCGCTACCGGTGGTCGGCCTGTTCGATGCGGATGGCGATGTGGTAGGTGGTCTTGTCCGGGCTTGGCGTGCCGGGCCGGTAGTCGGGGCCGATGATGTATTCGGCGTTGTCGTCGGGCCACATGCCGGCCTGGGTTCCCGCGTCGAGGATGGCCTTGACCATCGGGGCGGCGTTTTCGGGGTCGAATCTGCCGTGTGTGAGCGGGTGGATGATGGCGGTGACGTGCACCGGCCAGTCGGTCTCCGTGTCCGCCGGACGCTTGCCTCCGTTCCGGTTGATGTGGTCGAGGAAGATGAGATGGGCGATGCGTTTGACGGTTTTCTTCCGCTGGTATGGCGTCACCCATGTGCGGCTTCGGCGGTTCTGGGTCCACCAGATGTGCCTACTGATCGGGATGTCGATTTCGATCATCAGAATTCGGGCTCCTTCTCCACGTCGTCTCCTGGAGTGCCGAAGGCTCCGAAGGCGGCTCCTCCGTCGGTGGGCTGTCCCCATGGGTCGGTGGCTGGAGCCTGCGGGCCGGCAGTCGGCACCGTGGCTCCGAAGGACGCGCCTCCGGTGTATCCGCCCGCCGGCTGGTGGCCCTGCTGACGGCTGATGCGGGTGACCTGCGCGGTGGCGTAGCGCAGGCTTGGCCCGATCTCGTCCAGCTGCATTTCGATGACGGTGTGGTTGGCTCCCTGCTCGTCCTGCCATGAGCGTTGCGTGAGCCTGCCTTGTGCTATGACGCGCATGCCTTTTGACAGGGTCGAGGCGATGTGCGTGGCGAAATCCCCCCACGCGGTGCAGCGCAGGAAGAGCGCCTGCCCGTCGGTCCACTGGTTCGTCTGCTTGTCGAAGACGCGTGGCGTGGACGCGACGGTCACGTTGCATACCTGCTTGCCGGACTGGGTGGTGCGCAGTTCGGGATCCGCGGTGAGGTTGCCGACGATGGCGAGTGTGGTTTCTCCGGCCATGGTGTCCCTCACGCCTCCATCGGACGGCAGGACGCGTAGACGAGCGTGGGTCCGTCCGGTTCCGGTGTGGTGATGACCGCGTCGAAGCGTCCGCTCGGGCGGAATGCCGCGAGCTTGCCGGTGCGGATGCGCTGGCGCATCTGGCGGGCGCGTTCGCGCGGGTCCTTCTGGTCGGCGAAGGTCTTCACGCATACCCAGCGGCCGGCGTGGCGGCGGAGCTGCTCGGCCACGCCGAAGTAGCGTGGATTCGGCGTCCTGTTGGGCTGCATGTCGCGCGGGATCTGGTCGAAGTCGACGAACATGAGCTCCTCCGCGTCCTCGCCGAGCGGAGCACGCTCGGGCTCGGCGGTGACGATGATCGGCTCATGACGCTCCGGAGCCGGATGCGGCGCGGGCATCGCTGGATTAACCCGTCCGCCAGTCACCTTGGCGATGGCCTCGTCGATGCTGAGGCCGTCGTTCTCGGCGATCACCAGCGACGCGTGCGCGGCCACGCTCGAATCGATCCGCCTGGACCTCCAGCGGAAGGCGCTGGTGTACTCGCTTTTGCTCAGGTCGCGGCGCGGGGTCGCGCAGCGTTCGGCCTGTTCCTGGTCGCTTGCCTTTGGCATTTTCGTTGTCCTTTCTGTCGTCGTTGCGACGTTTGGCGGATGCCGTCCGCTGGAGCCCCGAAGAGAAGTGACGAGAGAAGACTCCATCGTTCCCGTGCGGCGAAGCTGAAGGGAAAGCCGCCGGGTGGCGTTGACGGCCGGCATCCCAGTGCCGGAGGGAGGATTCGAACCTCCAGGGGCGTCATGCCCGATTGGTCGTGGCCGTGTGTATGCAATCCGCGCAATGTGCGGGAAAGTAATGGATAAGGGGATTCGGCCACGCGCCGTCGGACCGATTGGTCCCGTCCTTGTTCTCCGGCCGGTGTCAGGCGCCGAGCATGGACTCGACCCTGGCGGCCAGATCCGGCCTCCGTCCGGCCGCCCACGCCATCGCGATGGGCGGGATGGCCATGGTCAGCCACACGAAGGCCGCGACGTGCTCCAGCGGGTTGCGGCACGCGTCGGTGCCGAACAGCACCCACAGGCACAGGCCCGCCGAGAGAGCGAGGACAAGGATGGCCGCCACGTGCGGCTTCTCCGCTGGTTTCACGTCGTCTTCGCGGTGGAAGTCGCTATCGGTCATTTCCGTTTCCCCCTTTCTGGTCGAGTTCCTTGATGGCGCATCCGCATTCGCGTTTGATGCGCTGCAGGTCGGTTTTGCTGAGGATGATGTCGAAGTGTCCTGTGGAGGTGCGGAAGCTCATCTGCGCCATCGCTCCCCCGGCCTTGTCGGCGAATGTCCTGATCTCGAATCCTCCATCGTCCATCCAGCTCATCGTCACAGCTCCTTGTTGATCGCGTCGACGACGATGTCCACGAGGTCGCCGACGCAGATGTCGACATAGCCGACGATGTGGCCGAGCGGACGGCTCGCGTCGATCTCCTCCCATTCACCGTTGACGGCAGGCCTGATGGCGTCGCCGCACTGGTCAAAGTCGTCGAAGACTGCTTTGACGCAGGCTTTCCTGATGTCCTTCATTTCATGTCCTTCCGTGTTTTTCAGTTTCCGTATTTCGCCTTGGCGTCGAATTCCTCGATGGACGCGACGCTGACCATGAGCTTGCCGTGGTATCCGCTTGGCTGACGCATCTTGATGTGTCCGGCCCTTGCCCATTTGCGGAGAGTCTTCTGGTCGACTCCGCCGAGCATCGCGCTGGCTTGTTTGAGACTGACCCAGCGTGGCGCGTATGCCGTCTGGCGGACGGCTTCCTTGGCTATCTCGCGCGCGAGCGCGGTCGGATCGAACAGCGGTTGTTGGTTCGCAGTGACTGTCTCTCGCATGCGTTCTCTCCTCTCCCCTATTTGTGATGCGTCAAGCCACGTCGGCGAGCGCTGACTGCTCCTGAATCTTCTCGGTAATGAGCTGCAGCGGATCGACTTCACTTTCGGAAACCGAGGCAAACCACATACTTAACGTCATGTCTTCCGCATCAAGAGCCCTGCTGACAGTTGTTCGATTTCGATTGCATCGAGCGGCGATGTCAGTCATCTGTGTCTTGCTAATCAGGACGTCGTTCCTCGTTTGCCTGATAACTGCTTTTGCAAGTTTGATGCAATCAACCTTCTTGTCAATCGTCATCTGTTTTCACCTCCACATGTAAGCACATGCTTACTTAATGAGGTCGATGTTAGCTCGTGCTTACATCTTGCGCAAGTGCGGCGTGTCAACATGTGCTAACGTTATGCACATGGCTACAAAGTACGAATGGACGGCGTTTGATTACGCCTCGCAACATGCAGCAGCAAAAATCATCGCCGGCTCCGGCTATTCGTATCGGACCATCTCCGACATGATGAACAACGCCGTAAGTCATGTTCGAATTAGCGATATCGAAAAAGGCCGGAAAGCTCCCATTAAGCTTTCCGAGTTTCTACTGCTTTGCCAAGCTTGCGAAGTAGATCCGATCGCGACGCTTCGAGAAATCATCAAAACTGCCAGTGAATACGAGGCCCGCGAGCGCGAGTCCCAGATCACGGATGATCTGGTGGACCGGATTGCCGCACATCCGGAGGACTTCGACGTAGCCGCAAACACTGATCCGAACAAGGAGGCCGAAATGAACGGCGGTGAGGGCCGATAGACAGATACGACGACCTGCTGCTGGAGGCGGAATCGATGGATGTGCGCGTGGAGGAGCGGAAGCTGGGGCGCGGCCTGTGCGGCCTGTACTGCGACGCCCTGCGCCTCGTCATCGTAGACAATCGCCTGCTCGATCATCAGAAACTCTGCACGCTCTGCCACGAGCTCGTGCATGCCAGACATGGTGATCCAGGGTGCGGAGCGATCGGCGCGAAAGCGGAACGGCGCACGCGCAAAGAAACCGCGCTGTGGCTCGTCAATCCGGCCGAATACGCAAGCGCCGAGCGCCTGTACGACGGGGATCCATATCTCATCGCGTGCGAGCTTGGCGTAACGATGCAGGTGGTCAACGACTACCGGCAGATACTGAGCGATTCGCCGCGCTCGTGTGATGGCGTGGCATTGCATGTGGCGCGATGAAGTGACTAGTACTGCCTCATCTTTGCGGCAGAGGCTCGCTTCCATGAAAATCACGGCTCGAACACGACGAACTCCCATTCCCCCTCTGCCTAACATTACAAGCACACCATCACGAAAGCGTAGACTGTCAGAGAAGAAGGAGAGAGAGTATGAGAATCACTCACAAGGCGATCGCTGCAGCACTCGCCATCATTTTTCCAATCGCACTGACAAGCGCCTGCGGCAATCAATCCGCATCCACCCAGTCGGCGAGCGCCGACAGCCAAACCGACTCGCAGGATTCTGAGACCGATTCGCAGGATTCCGACGACGGTGATGACGGCTCTCCGCTCGCGAGTGGGTTGTCCGGTTTCTGCGATGGCGATTCCGACCTGATGCCGGCGGCGAGAGTGGAGACGACAGGTCAGTATCTCGGCATCTCAATCGATGGATTCGATAATGTCAAGGCTTTGGACGCGGAGCAATTCTATGCCTACACGCTTATGGTCAAGGATCCCGATGGCACCTGGTACCAAGTGAATCTCATCGATTTCACGGAGTCCGGCGAAACCGAGCGGAAGATAACGAATCTGTCGACGAACGACAGCAACAAGTATCCAGGATGGAATCTCTCCACCGACGACGCCACCTTTGAAACCAGCATCCCGGACACGATGATCCATCAAAAGGGTGATAATCCCACCTGGATGCTTGCCCTTACCGTTGATGGCGAGGAGCTGGCGCACTGTCCCGCCGATGGGGACGCTGATCTCGAATAACCACTAATTCTTCCCCATCGCCTCGAGTAAGGCGCGTGCAGCAACAGGCTGCCGTGCCGGATTATCTCTCGGAGCCAATGGATGGCACGAGTAAAAAGAAGTCCAACTGAACGACACACCCTTGCAGCCACTTTGCGGCAGGGGTGTTGTCTTTCTAAGCTGAAGCTGGTGTAGGAGAAGAGAAAGGTGCACCATGTCATCGAAGAATGGTCTGAAAATCCACCAGCCACACAAGCTGGAAACGAAAATCAAAGCTCTGACGAAGAGCAATGTGAGCTTCAAATCGGCGGCATGCGTATGCGTGGCGCTGGTGTGTCTCTCCGTGCTGATCACAGCTCCGATAGCGCACACAATCGGCGTCAGGTCGGCGGCCGTGAAACAAGTGGCCAAGAGCATGGCGGCCGACAAAAAAGACTACTCGAAGCTCATTAAGGATTACAACAATCTTGTCGACGAATACAACGGAATCGCCGACGAATACAACGACGCCAAGGACGCGATCGCCGAAGCGGACAACGTGAAGTCCGGCATCAAGGACCTCAATACACAGCACGACGACCTGCAGAAGAAGGTGGACGCGAAGAAGGCCGAGCTGCAGTCCCTGACCGGCCAAGTGGACCAGGCGAAAAAGAATTCCATCTCCGACGGCGTGTGGCAGGTCGGCAAGGACATCGACGCCGGCACATACCGCGCCACAAGCCAGGTGGGAAGCGACTGCTATTGGGAGATCTCCACCGATAACGGCGACAACATCATCCAGAACGACTTCCCTGGTGGCGGTTATCCGGAAGTGACGGTGAGTAATGGTCAGCAGTTAAAGATCAGCTCATGCGGCACTCTCACCAAGCAGTAATCACGAAGCCCGGCCCGATGAAAGCCGGGCTTTACCGTATCTACTCCCCCATCGCCTCTAGTTCGGCGAGCCGCGCGCGCAGCCTGGCGATCTCCTGGTCACGCTCGGACGCCTTCGACGCCTTGGATGGATCGAGCGCGGCGGCCACCTTGTCGGCGAGCGCCCGCTGTCTTTTTTCGGTGGTGCGCTGGTAGTGGATGGCCATGTTGGGTGTGGTGTGTCCGGCGGCGGCCATGAGTTCGCGGACGGTGGCGCCCTGTTGTGCGAGCATGGTGAGCGCGGTGACGCGCAAATCGTGGAATCTGAGGTCGTCGCGTCCGGCCTTGTGGCGGGCGGCTATGAAGTCGCTGCGCATGCTCGATAGTGCGATCGGCGAATTTCGGTCGTGGATGATGCTGATTCGTCCACGGAAGATCCATGCGTCCGGTTTGTCCTGGACCCATCTGTCGAGGTGTGCTTTGATTTCCGGGATGACGGATTCCGGCAGTGGCTCCGTGCGTCGGCTGGCCGGCGTCTTCGGGTCGCCGGCGATCGAGCGTTTCTCGGCGAGTCTGGTCCGGCGGATGGTGATGGTGCGGCGATCGAGATCGATGTCCTGCCTTTGCAGTCCGCAGACCTCTCCGATGCGCAGTCCTCCGGCGGCGATGGCGAGCGTGATGGCGAGGCGCAGATGGCGTGGCATGGAATCGTGGATGACTCGGAGCTCTTCCGCGGTGGCCGGTTCGGTCTCACTTCGGCGACGGACTGGTGGGATCCTGACATCGAAAGGCGAGCGCTTGATGACGGAATGGCCGTCGGCGTCCGGTTTGGCGGCGGCGGCGAGTATCTGCCGAAGGTAGAGGAGCCTGACGCGCCGCTCGTGGTCCGTGGTCTCGGCGGCAAGCTCTTGGTCGTATGCTTCAATGTCTTTCGGGCCGATGCGGTCGAGCACCATGTGGCCGAAGCGTCTGCAGAGGATGCGTCCGTAATACTCCGACAGCCGCGTCGTGCCTTCGTGCAGCACTCCCGATTCCAAGCGGACGCGGTTCCACTTGTCCACGAATTCGGCGAAGGTCATGCCTTTCTCCCGCTCACGCCTTCGGATGATCCTCTCGGGCTGCCAGACTCCGGCATCGATTCTTTTTCGCGCTGCGGAGAGCCATGCGGCCGCATCGTCGCGGCCTTCCGGTGTGAGCGGGAAGGTGGTGGTCTGCCTCGCCGCCAGTCCGGGCCATTGTCCGAAGGCGTCCACCGGTGTGGGGTAGGATGCCTCGATGTATTTTGGATTCGACTTGTTTGGCTTGACGACGATCTTGCCGAACCTGCGCAT